GGTCAGCCCGATCACCGAGCGGCATCTGTTTTCGTGGCGGCGCATCGCCACCGTGGTGGGCGCGGACCACAAGGCGGTGCAGCGCTGGCACGCGCAGGGAGTGGATTTAATCGTGGCGGCGCTGCGGTGAGGGCGCCGCGATGCCATGGGTCTTCAACCAGTCCACCGGACTCCCGCACATAACGGCCGCGTTGTTGGTCAGGGTTACTCAGGCCATGGCGCGGGCCGCAACAATCCCTTGCTGCAAAACGTCCACGTCATCGGCCCAACACGGAACGCCTTGTACACAGTCGACCCGTTTGAATATATCGCGCGCCGGAGCCTGCATGTGATGCGACTTCACCCCATGTCCCAGCTTAGACCTTCCCGCGGAAGGGCCGGTCAAGGAGTTTGGGGCTTATGCCCCAGCGGGGTCAGGGGGCGGAGCCCCCACTTCCCCTACGCGCGCGTCAGCACCACCCGTCCGGTCCCGCGCCCCAGCAGTCCCAGTTTGCGGGCGGCGGCCTTCGACAGATCGATGATGCGCCGGGCGGTGCCCTGGTGATCGGTGATGGTAACCAGCACCGATCGGGCGGTGCCCTCCAGGGTGACCAGCACGCGGGTGCCGAGCGGCAGGGTGTGGCTGGCGGCGGTCATGGCTTCTGGGTTGTAGCGGGTACCACTGGCGGTGCGGTGGCCGGCCCAGCGCCTGCCGCCGTACCAGGAGGCAATGCCGGCTTGCAGGATGTCACCTGGGCGGGCGATGGCGGGATCGACCGCGGCGGGATCGACGCCGCCGGCCATCTCGGCAACAGCGGCGCTGGATTGGCCAATCGGGTGGTCGAGCGCCACCATCACTTGGCTGACGGGGGCGCCGGCCGGGGCACCCAGCGTCAGTGCATCCGCGGAGAGATCGACCTCGGGGTCGGCGGCGTGGGCGGCGACGGGCAGGTTCAGCGCGGCGGCGACAAACACGATGGCTTGCAGGCGCGGGAATGGCGGGTTGCTCTGTCGTTGCGGCATACGGACCTCGTTGAAAGTGGCGCGGTTGTGATGTCGTTGGGCCGGAACCCACGGCCGATGATGGCTGGAAATGTGGCGAAATCAAGACAACGCTCACGGCTGAAACTAATAGCCGTGACAACACAGTGTTGCCATACAGCATCAGGCGCTAAACGGCTCCGCTATATCATTGATGCTGCGCTGAATTTATGTATTATTAATTTGTAACTGCCGGGCGAATTGCCTGTTTTGTGGGCGGCCGTTTTCGGGCTTGTCTCACCCGCGGCGTAACAGTGCGGCGCCGCGACAGCATTGTCCGGATCATTGCGACACCGGTTCGGCAAGGCGAACCGCCGTCTGGGGGGGTGGTTGGGCCAGACCTGGGGCAGCCTGGCCGGCGGCTTCCTCCCGGATGGCTTGCTGCAGCGCGCGCCAAAGCCGGTCGGTCGCGGCCTCCCAAGCCACCGGGTCTTCGCTGTAGCGGGTGATGATACTGTGGAAGTGCCGGTGGGCGCGTCCGCAGGCGGTATCGTGCAGGCCGGCGCGTTCGAAAAACTGGCCAATGATGCACGCGTGCGGATCGTTGACCCGGTCGTCCCAGATGATCGGCAAGGGCGCGTTCTGCAGCGCGCGGCATGCCTCTACGATGGCCAGGTGGTTGGCGTAGGCGCTCAACAGCGTATCGCAGCCGCGCTGGATCGGCGTAGGCACGTAGCCCGCCAGCCAGGCGTGCAGCGCCGCCCGCGGCATGGGCCGCGCGATGGCGTAGCCCTGGGCAGCGATCACGCCCATCACACCAAGCGCTTGCATGATTTCGGGCGTTTCCACGCCTTCCACCACCAGGGTTTTGCGCAACCCGCGGGCCAACGAGACCAGGCTGGCCACGAAGTGCAGCTTCTCTGGCCGAGACGACAGGCCGCGCACAAATCCCTGATCCAGCTTCACCTTGTCGACGGGCAGCGAGCGCATGCGGGCCAGCGAGGAGTAACCGGTGCCGACATCGTCCAGCGCGAGGCTGATGCCGCCGGCGGTGAGCTGGGCCAATAGCGCCTGAGCGCCGTCCAGGTCGCGGAACTCGTCGCTCTCCAGAATCTCTAGCGTGACCCCGCCGGGTGGGATGCCGGCGGCGTTCACCAGATCGACGAGGCGGACGGCGAAGCCGGGCCGCTGCATGACCGCGGGGCTGACGTTGAACGACATGAACAGCCCGCCGTAGTGATCGGCCAGCAGCGCCGCCAGTAACTCGAGACCCATCGGCAGGGAGGCGAACAGCAGCGCCTCCAGCTGCGCGGTGTCCATGCCGGGCAGGAAATCACCGGGAGGAAGCAGCCGATCCTTCTCCTGCAGCCGGCCCAGCACCTCTAGCCCTAGCAGCACGCCGGTGCGCAGATCCGTGATAGGCTGGTAGTGATTCGCCACCCTGCCGTTGGCGATCAGCGCCGCATAACGTGAGGAGCTGCGCATGAGCCGGTGCGATGCCTTTGGCCGTGGCGAGGGAATCGGGCACGAGCATGACAACCCACCTTTGCCAGATGGTTAACGGCTTGGGATGGGCAGGACAGAGGAGGTTTTCCGTTTCTTGACGATTTTCCTTGCCCATGCACCCCATAAAATCGTATAAGGCTGGGCATGATGGGGCGGCGCGCGTCGCGGACCCTGGTTCGGGCTGCTGCCAAGGCGCCGAACTCTCCCACAGCCGAAAACGCATGTCGCGCGACGGCGCAAAAAAAATCTCGCCTGCCTGACGATTTTCCTTGCCCAACGACCCCAAAAAATCGTATAAGCTTCGCTATGATGGGCCGCTTCGCGCGCCGGCCGTCCTCGCGGCGACTGTTCGCCCCCATCAATTCTCGACCCATTCCCCACAATCAGGGCGCAGCAGCATGGGCAAAACCGACGCGGATGGCATCACGCCGTTGAGCGTAATGCTGACCATGATGCGCCAGTACTGGGATGACCGCCAGTACGACAAGGCCGTTACCCTGGCCAGACTGGCCGCGCCATACATGCACGGCCGCATGCCGCCGCCCGCACCGCAACGGTCCTTGACCAATCTCAGCGATGAGGAGCTGGCCGCGTGGGTGGACCGTCTTGACCCGGTCGAAGGCGAGCCAGAGGCCTGACCTGTTCGGCCAGGGGCCGGCGAAGCTAACGGATGAGAGAACAAGCCGAAGCTTTCAGCCCAAAACCCCCGATGGCGAGCAGCGCCAGAACGTGCACATCCCGGAGGCCTCCAGCGCAGGAGAGACATGTGGTGCTGCAACCTGGGCGGCCGTCCCCCCAGCAGTATCCCTGACTGGCGAACAGTTCGGCGTCGCCGCTGGTCTTCCTCCCAATCCGCAAGGCCCCCCGACGCAACACCTGGCGGCCCGGCTACGGCAGCGGCTGCGGGGGAGCCTGCGCAACTGGGCGTTATATACGTTGCCGCAGGGGCAGGTGCCGGCGGCGCATCATCTGTTGCTGATCAATGCACTGGTGGACGTGCTGACCGGCAAAAGCGACCGGTTGATGGTGTTGATGCCACCGGGTTCGGCCAAGAGCACCTATGGTTCGGTCGTTTTCCCCGCGTGGTTCCTGGCGCTGCATCCCACCAGCAGCGTGATCGCCTGCGCGCATACGGCCTCTCTGGCGGATGAATTTGCCGGCCGGGTGCGCGGACTGCTGGCTGAGCACGGGCCGCTGCTGGGCGCGCCGCTGGGCGGGCGGCGGGCGCGCGGGGATTTTCGCACGGTGCGGGGCGGCGCCTATTTCGCCACCGGCGTGCAGGGCGGGGTGACCGGGCGACGCGCCGATTTGATCCTGATCGACGACCCAGTGAAATCGCGCGAACACGCCGACAGCCCACACCGGCGCGAGCAATTATGGAACTGGTACCGGTCCGACCTGCTAACGCGGCTAAAGCCTGGCGGCCGGATGGTGCTGATCATGACCCGCTGGCACGAGGACGATCTGGGCGGCCGGCTGCTGGCGCAGGAACCAGGATGGCGCTGCATCCGCCTGCCGGCGCTGGCGGAGGCCGGCGACCCGCTGGGCCGCCCGCTGGGCGCGCCGCTATGGCCCGAATGGGAGAGTGCAGCGCAATTGGAGCGCAAGCGCGAGGCAATCGGCGCACGCGGCTGGTCCGCGCTATTTCAGCAAACCCCATGCCAGGAGGGCGGCAATTTGGTGGACGTCGGCCTGATCCCACTGGTGGACAGCGTAGCGCCGGAGATCAGCGTGCGCGGCTGGGATTTGGCGGCGACGGCGGCGGCGGGTTCGGCCAACCCGGACTGGACCAGCGGCGTCAAAATCTGCCGCGAGGCGAGCGGCCAGTTCGTGGTCAGCGACGTGGTGCGCCTGCGCGGCGGCCCGCACGAGGTGGAAGCCGCAATTCTGGCGGCCGCCGCGAAGGACGGCCCGGGCACGCTGATCGGCCTGCCGCAAGATCCCGGCCAGGCCGGCAAAATGCAGGTGCAATATCTGATCGGACGTCTGGCCGGCTACCGCGTGCAAGCCACGCCAGAGACCGGGTCAAAGACCACGCGCGCCGGGCCGGTGGCGAGCCAACTGAACGGCGGCAACATGGCTCTGCTGCGCGCCGCCTGGAATGGCAAGTTTCTCGACGAACTCGGCTCTTTTCCAAACGGACTGAAGGACGATCAGGTGGACGCGTTGAGCCGGGCGTTCAATACGCTGGTGGCGACCGGCGCTCCCGCGCGCCGGCTGAGCGTGGGGATGATGCAGAGATAGGCAGGCAAGACCAGACGCTAGCCCCCTGGCCTTGCCTGCCACGATTGCCGCGTCACCGACATCATTGGGGAACTCATGTTCGACACCATCTGCACGCTGATCCCGCGCGATGCGGACTATCCGGCGCGCGTGCGGCGGCTGGATATTTTCCGGCGCGTGCTGGACGGCACGTTATACGATGTTCTGCCGTATGAGTTTCACGACGAGCGTTCCGCCGGCGGCGAGTATTTGCCGCTGCGCTCGCGCAAGCCTTCCGTGCGCTACGGGCTGTGCCGGGTGGTGGTGGAAGACGCGGTGGCGCTGCTGTTCAGCGAAGGCCATTTCCCCACCGTGACCTGCGCGGACCGCCTGGTCGCCGATGCAATCGCCGATCTGGTGCGCGAAACGCGGCTGAACGCAGTTATGATCGACGCGGCGCTGCGCGGCGCGGTGGGTTCGGTCGCCGTGCTGATGCGGGTGTTGCGCGGGCGCGTCTTCTTTTCCGTGCACGACACCACCTATCTCACGCCGCATTGGGATCCGCAGGCGCCTGACACCCTGATCCGCGTGGTAGAGCGCTATAAAGTGGCCGGCGCGGAACTGCTCGGGCAGGGCTACGACATTGCAGACCCCGACGCGCTGTATTGGTTTCAGCGCTGCTGGGACGACGGCGCGGAGACCTGGTTCGACCCGGTGCGCGCCGATGCGCCACCTGCCGACCCGGTAGTGGATACCCTGCGCACCACACAGCACCGACTGGGTTTCGTGCCGCTGGTGTGGATTCGCAATTTGCCGGGCGGAGACGAGATCGATGGCGCGTGCACGTTTCGTGCAGCGATACCGACCTCAATCGAAATAGACTATCAGCTGAGCCAGGCCGGGCGGGGCCTGAAGTATTCTTCCGACCCCACCTTGCTGATAAAGGAACCGGCAGCCTCCGACGCCGAGATCGTCAAGAGCGCTGGCAACGCTCTGGTGGTCTCAGAAAAAGGCGATGCCAAGCTGTTGGAGATCGGCGGCACCGCATCCGCCGCTGTGATCGATTACGTGCGCACGCTGCGCGAATTCGCGCTGGAGAGCGTGCATGGCAATCGCGCCGATGCCTCGCGTTTGTCGGCCGCCGCATCGGGTCGGGCGCTGGAGCTGATGCAGCAGGGCTTGGTTTGGTTGGCCGATAATCTTCGGATTTCCTACGGCGAAGGCGGCCTGCTGCCGCTGCTGCGGATGGCGCTGCGCGCCTCCGGGCGGTACCCGCTGGTGATCGCCGGAGGTGGAGTGGGGCGGCTGGACGACACCGCGAAGCTTTCCCTGATCTGGCCACGCTGGTCCCCCAGCACCGCGGACGACCGTGCCAAGGACGCGCAATCTCTGGCGACGCTTGCAGCCGCCGGACAGATCAGCCGGCAGACTGCGGTGCAATCGCTCGCCGACACCTACGACATCGCCGACGTAAACGCCGAACTGGCGCGCATCGCGCAGGACCGGGAGACAGCATGAACACCGATGAGCATAATGCCGACGCCGAGGATTGGCGCGCGCGCGCGCAGGCGGCCGAACGCGACCTGGCCGAGACGGTGCGCGCAGCGGAGCAGCGACTGATCCGCGCCGAGCTGAAAGCCGAGGCGCTGCGCGCCGGCATGGTCGATCTGGACGGCATAAAACTAGCCGAAATCGATACACTCAGCATCGACGACAAGGGCGAGGTGCCGGGTGCGGCAGCGCTGATGCAGCAGCTCAAACGCGCCAAGCCCTGGCTGTTTGGCGGCGTTTCCACCAGTTCCGGCGCGCGCGCGCCGGCAGCGCAGCCGCCACAGCAAAAACTGGCGACCGAAATGAACCACGACGAGTGGCGCAGCGCGCGCGCCGAGTTGCTCAAGCGCCGCTAACCGCAGGAGATCACAAGATGGAAGCAAATGCCATGGCGGCGATCACCGCCGTGTTGGGCACGCGCGCGGCCAGCGCGAACGGTGCTGCTGCGGTGCTGGTGGTACTGATCGCGCACGGGCTGATGCCGTGGCTGCCGGTCGCCGGTGCGAGCAGCCCCGGTTGGTATCGGGTCGGATACGCCGTGCTGCGGTTTGCGGCCGGCAATTACGCCAACGCGGCACCGGCCAAGCAGGGCACATGACGTAAGAGACACAGAGGAAATCATGAAACTCCACACACTCGCGGCGGCCTTGGGTATCGTGCTGACCGGTTGCACCGGCGTCACCAGCAGCATTGGCCAGGGCGCTTATGCGCTGGCAGCCGCGCTGGACACAGCGGAAAAGCTCGCCGCCGCCTATGAACAATCGCCGGCCGCCAATCCGTCCGTCATCGCGCAGATCAAGGCGTTAGACGCGCGCGCCTACGCCGCCGTTCAGCCGCTGGCCGCCAATGGCGACAATGTCACCGCCGACGAACTAGCGGGAGCGCAAGCTGCGATGACGGCATTCAGCCAATACTTGGCCCAGCACGGGGGAAAATAACATGAGCGTCGCAACCATCCTCGCATTGCTAAGCGTGATCGAAACAATAGTGCAGGACACCCCGCAGGCACTCGCCTTGTTCGCCAGCGTGAAGTCCATGCTGTCCAGCGGGGTCGAACCGACCACCGATCAATGGGCGGCGCTCAACGCGCAGCTTGTCACCGATCATGCCGCGGTGCAGCAGGCCTAACGGCGGCTGCCACGTTCCAATCTGATCTCCCGTCACCTCAGTCAACAAGGGCAGTCCCCAATGGGCATTCAAAACTTTCCGGCCGCGCTGCAGCCGATCATCCAGCTCGGCTTCCTGGAGCGCGAGTTCGAGGCCGCGCTGCACTCCAAGCTCGGCTATCGCGCCTGCGCCGACCGCGAGGAATTCGCGGTGGGCATCGGTGAGACGCTGACCAAGACGCGCGCGGGGTTGAAACCCTCCATCACCGTACCGTTGGCGCCGTCCACCAACACCAATCTGGACAACGGCCTGACGCCGGCCAGCTTCAACATCGAGCAATACACCATCAGCATCAACTCCTACGCCGCCACCACCGATCTGAACATGGTGACATCCCGCGTCGGCATCGCGAGCCAGTTCCTGCTGAACGCGGCGATTAACGGCGAGCAAGCGGCGCGCAGCCTGGACGAGATTGCCCGCAACGCGCTCTTCAACGCCTATTTCGGCGGCAACAGCCGCGTGCGCACCACCGCCGGATCGGCCGGTCCCACGGTGACCGTGGATGACATCCGCGGCTTCCAATACGCGTTCGTCAATGGCGTGCAGACGCCGGTGGGGTCCACCACCACGCTCACGGTCACGGTCGGCAGCAACGCCTACACGCTGGTGGGCGCCGCGCCGGATACCATCAACGTCTCCACCGCGCCGAACGGCATTTCCGGTGTTCTGACCTTCAGCGGCAATGTGCTGGTGGCGGACGCAACCGCCGGCAACGCGGTGCAGGCTGCCACGGCCAGCGTGATCGTGCGGCCATCCAGCCGCGCGACCACCGCGGCACTCACCGCATCCGACACGCTGACCATGGGCAACCTACTCGATGCTGTCTCCAAACTGCGGCTCAACGCGGTGCCGATGATCGAGGGCGCGTATAATTGTTATCTCGATCCGGTGTCTGCACGGCAGTTATTCGCCGATCCGGACTTCAAGCAACTGTTCCAGGGTGCCACCAGCGCCAACCAGGTGTTCCGCCAAGGCATGACCAACGATTTCCTCGGTCTGCGTTTCTGCCCAACCACGGAGGCGTTCGTGCAGGCGCATCCCACGCTCGCCAACGTGAATGTGCGCCGCCCGATCGTGACCGGCCAGGGCGCGCTGATCGAGGGCGATTACGCCGGCATGGCGGCCAGCGACGTGGCGCCCAGCGACGCGATCGTGCAGGTGATCGATAGCGTGGCAATGGTGACGCGCGAGCCGATCGACCGCTTGCAGCAGATCATCGCGCAAAGCTGGTATTGGATCGGCGGCTTCTGCACGCCGTCGGACACCACCACCAACCCCACCACCATTCCCACCGCCACCAACGCCGCGTTCAAGCGCGCGGTGATGATCGAGCACGCGGGCTGAACCGGGAGCACACGCCATGTCGTCGGGTTCAACCCAGCCGTTTCGGCCTGCCCAAACGGCCACCCTGGCCGCCAGCACGACCGCCGCCTATGCCGCCATCCCGGGTTACAGTGAGGCGGCACTGGTCACCAACACCACGTCGGCGGTCGCGTTCGTTCGTTTCGGCACCGACAGCACCGTGATCGCCACAACGGCGGATATGCCGGTGCCGCCGAACGGGCGGTTGCTGATGCACTGCGGCAGCATCGCCAGCACCGTCTCCGTCGTGCTCGCAACCGGATCCGGCGCCGTCTACGTCAGCCGCGGCGACGGCACAGTTTACTGATCCGAATCCGCAAGCGGGGCCCGCATGTTCACTGATGCCCAGCTCACCGATATCCGCCGGTTCTGCGGCTATCCAGCCTATGGCGGCGGCCCGTCCGGGTTTCAGTCCTGGCGATTTTTCCAGGCCTACGGCACTCTGGAATACCGCTTGCAGAACCTCTCGCCGGCGGAAGTGCAGGTGGTGCTAAACCAGCTTGCCATTCTGTACACGCTGGAAGCCGCGGTGCCCAACGCCGGTGGCAATCTGGATACCGCGCAGGCGGCGGTATGGACGCATAACGCGCGCGAAGTGACCGATCGCGCCGGCCTGTTCGACGATTGGCGGCGCCGGCTGTGCGCGTTCCTTGGCGTGCCGCCGGGCCCGGGCCTCGCCTCCGGCGGCACCATCACGCTGGTGGTGTAGAAGATGAATGGCGCCGCTTTGCAGGATCTGATCGCGCGCGGCATGGGCACCGCAGCGCGCGCCATCGGCGTGGTGTGCAACGCCTACCGGCCCTCTTCCGCCGCCGACCCGCTGGCGTCCGGCAACCGCTTCTTGCAGTTTTCGGCTGCGTTCAACGCCCGCGACCCCAGCTTCGCCGCCGCCGGGCTGCCGGCCAACGTGGTGTGGTATGGCGTGTTCGACTCAGCCTATCTGTTGCCCGGCGATTACCTGGTGGAGCAAGTCAGCGGCCAGACCTGGTTCGTCGCCGCGCTGCAAAACCTGCTGCCGGCAACCTGCGTGTTGACCAACCGCGTGCTCAGCGTCACCCGCCCTGCCACCTACGCGGTGGCCGGGGTGAACGCGTATGGCGGCGGCAGCGTGCCCACCAGCGTCATCTCCGGTTTTCCGGCCAATCTGCTGCACGGCGGCAGCGGCCACAACGCCAGCGTTATTCCCGCCGATCCGCGCTTGGCCGATGCGGTGGCGTTGCTGCCAACCATCGCGAACACGGTGTTCGCGCGCGGCGACGCCATCACTGACGATCTGGGGCGCAATTTCATGGTGGGCCAGGCCGAGCTGAACGATCTTGGCTGGCGGCTCGATCTGCGTCAGGCGGCAAGCTGATGGCTGATCAATCGGATGTGGAAAATGCGCTGGTCTCGCTCGCCGCCGCCACGCTGTATCCGCTCGGCACCGCCAATGGCAGCATCACCGGGGCGGTGTTCAGGGTCTATCGCGGCTGGCCGGCCAACGCCGCGCTGGAAGCCGATCTGGCCAATGCAATTCAGCACATCTCGGTAACCGCCATTGCCGGATCGCACACGCCGGTGGAACAGTTTCCGGTGGCGTGGGAAATTCCCGCGCCGGTCACGCCCGGTCTCACGGTCACCACCGTCGAAAACGCGGTCACGTTCGGCGGCACCGCTTCGCTCGGTCAGCTCGCCGGCATCCTGGCCGATGACGAGGGCTTTGCCTACCGCACCCAGGCGGGGGACACACCCGCATCGGTCGCCGCCAATCTTGCAGCGTTGATCAACCAACAGCTCGCCGCAACGGTCAGCGGCGCCACGGTCACGGTGCCCGGCACAACCCGGCTGGTCGGCCGCGTGGCGGCGGATCAAACCGCGCTGCTGCCCACCCGGCGCCAGCGCGGCGAGTTTCGGCTGACCAGCTGGTGCGCCGACCCAGCCAGCCGCGACGCCACCGCCCGCGCGCTAGACGCGGCGTTCTCCCAATCGCCGTGGCTCGCCTTGGCCGATGGCACCGCCGGCCGCATGATCTACGCCACTAGCCAGCCGGCAGACGATCTTTCGCCGCTGCCGCTATTCCGCCGTGAACTGACCTACAGCGTGGAATACACCACCACCGTGGTGCAGGTGCAGCCCAGCATGCTGATCGGCATCTTCGCCAACAATGCCGTGGCGGGCGCGCCCATTCTGCATCTGTCCTGATCCGCACAATTCCGCGACGTACAACGAGAGACCCACACACATGCCCATCGTGCAGCAAGGCGCGCTGAACACCACCGCGCTGATCGTGCCGGATTTATATGTGCAGATCGTCGCGCCGCAAAATCTGGTGCTGAACGGTGTGCCGACCGATCTGGTCGGCGTGGTCGGCAGCGCGAGCTGGGGCCCGGTCAACCAGCCCACCATCGTCGGCAGCATGGCTGATTACGCGGTGAATTTTGGCCCGCTGATCGCTCGAAAATACGATATGGGCACCCAGATCGCCACAGCGGTGCAGCAGGGCGCAGCGAATTTCTGCTGCGTGCGCGCGACCGACGGCACCGATACCGCCGCCCAACTCGGCGTGTTCTACACCGGCGCCAACGGCCCACTGGTGCTCACCGCGCGCTACACCGGCTCGTTCGGCAACCAGATCGTGGTGACCTTCAGCGCCGGATCGCAGGCCGATACCTGGAGCATGGCCGTCTACCTGCCCGGCACGCCGCCCGAGCTGTTCAACAATATCACAGGCGCCGGCGAAACCTTTTACCAGAACCTGGTGGCCGCGGTGAATACCGGCAATGGCGCGCTGCGCGGGCCCAGCCAGATCATCACCGCAGCACTGGGCAACACCTTCAGCGTCAACCCCACCGCCGGCAGCTATCCGTTCAGCTACGGCGCTGCCGGCACCGACGGTGCCACCAACGTCACCGCCGCCACGTTGGTTGGCGTTGATACGCTGCCGCGCCACGGCATGTACGCGCTGCGCAGTCAGGGCTGCAGCATCGGCCTGCTGGCGGATGCCGATGACAGCACGCAATGGACCAACCAGGTGGGTTTCGGGCTGAGCGAAGGCGTGTATATGATCGGCGTGGGCCCGGCCGGCGACAATATCGCCAACGCTGTCGCGATCAAGCAGAATGCCGGCATCGACAGCTACGCCTTCAAGCTGATGTTCGGCGATTGGGTGTGGTGGAGCGACGCGGTGAACCAGCAAATCCGCCTGGTCAGCCCGCAGGGCTTCGTCGCCGGACGGCTGGCCAACCTCTCGCCGGAACAATCATCGCTGAACAAGCAGCTCTACAGCGTCATCGGCACGCAGAAATCGGGTCAGCCGGGTAGCGCCCAATCCAACACCTACGCCACCACCGATCTGCAAACCCTGTTCTCCGCCGGCATCGACGTGATCGCCAATCCGCAGCCCGGCGGCGCCTACTGGGGCGTGCGTTGCGGCCATAACTCCAGCAGCAACGCCGCCATCCACGGCGACAACTACACCCGCATGACCAATTACATCGCCGCCACGCTGAACGCCGGCATGGGCCAATACGTGGGCCAGGTCATCAATAGCACGCTGTTCCAGCGCATCCGCGCCACCCAATTGCAGTTCCTGGCCAACATGCAGTTGCAAGGCCTGCTGGGCAGCACCGATGGATCGACGCCCTATTCCGTGATCTGCGACACCACCAACAACCCCACCAGCCGCACCGCTTTGGGCTACGTGCAGTCGGATGCACAGGTGCAGTATCAGGCGATCAACGAACTCTTCATCGTCAATATCGAGGGCGGCCAGACGGTGATTGTCCAGAAACAGACGCTTCCGACAGGCCAACAGTAAGTAAGGCGGGGGCTCAGCCCCTCGGCCCCGTCACGCGTAAGCGCGCGTTGCACGACGGGGCATACCCAGACCCCGTTCATTGGAGTCATAGATGGCAGCTACACAGTTCTCCTTAGGGCGCGATTGCCAGCTCGTGGTCATAGGTCCCCAGGGCCGAGTCGATCTCAGCTACGTCACCGCGTTCCAAAGCAGCCAGGTCACCCAGCCGGTGCGCGTCGATCGGCTCGATGGCATCCAGATGGCCACCGAACTGCCGAAAGGCTGGGAAGGCAGCTTTGAAGTCGAACGCGGCTCGAGCGCGGTGGACGATTTTATCGCCGCGGCCGAAGTGGCCTACCGCACCAGCGGCTCCCTGCCCTACGGCCAGGTGTATCAATACATCAACGAGCCCGATGGCTCCACCAGCACCTATCAATACACCGGCGTGGTGTTCCGCCTGGTCAACGCGGGCGTTTGGCGCGGTGACGCGGCGGTGAAACAGAAACTGGAATTCTTCGCCGCCGCCAGGGTGCGCCTGTGAGCGCCGCACCCACCGTTCAAGTGCTCCACGAAACCGCCGGTGTCGAGGCGACCGGCGCCGACGGCCGCCGCTACACCCTGCGCGGCATGAACGTGCTAGACCGGTTGCGGCTGTTCAAGGCCGTGGGCGCGGAATTGGCCAATAACGAAGCCTATCTGGGCATCGCCTACCTGGCCTTCGCGGTCAGCGCGATCGATGGCGTGCCGGTGCCACTGCCGGCCAACGAACAGCAACTCGAATCGCTGGTAAACAAACTCGGCGATTCCGGCATTGCCGCCATCGCTGATGCGTTCGCCGCGCGGGAAGCCGCCCACCCGGAAACCCCGCCGGGAAACTAAGCCGGCACCCCGATCTGGTCGACGCGCTGTATCTGGTGCGGAACGGGGTGCCCTTCGATGTGGCGTTCAGCCTACCGCCGGCCGACCGCACCGAATGGGTGGTCGCACTCGGCACCCTATCCGGCCGCCGCTTCGATTGGTCGACCCGCAGTTGGGATGAGGATGGCGCATGAACGATGCAGACCGCCGCCAGGCCGAACGCCTGGGGGCCGCGCGCGCGCTGGCACAAATGGCGCCGGCGCTGGCCCGGCTGCGGCAGGGCGTGGTGCGGGTCGCGCGGCGCACGCGGGCGATGGCGCAGGCGCGCGAGGCAGCCCTGCTGGCGGCGTGCGGAGCCGCTATGGCGCCCATCGCTCTAAGGCGGGCCGTCCCGGCGCTGCGTGCGCCGGGGCGGGAGACCAGCCTTGGCCCGCGCCCGCGCGGCCCGC